GCCGCTAACATCTTTTTTATATAAACTTAGCACATCTACTTCTTGACTATCTGCAATATTTTGTAATGTTATAGTATAGAAATTTGCTAGTTTATCTGTTAATCCTGCATTTTTAAAATCTGAAAATACCTGATCTATTTTATATCCGTTTATACTTCTTCGTGTGTCCGTTCTGTTTAATTGTTTGAGTTGAAGTGTTTCGGCATTGATGTTTAGTTCTTCGCCTGTTTTTGAAATGACTTTGTAATGATTATCTGATTGATTAGTATCAAAATCCACGCCAAAGTTTTTGTATATTGTGCTCATTAGTTTATGTTAAACTTGTTTAAATTTTTATTGTTCTTTTTAAGTAGATCGCCGGTAAGTTCATTTGCTTTTTTTCTAACTGCATTTCTTACTAAGTTACCAAGGAAGCCTATACCTTGATCATCTGATTCTAATGTATTTTTTGTTATTACGCCATCGTAATCTGATCTAGGTCTGTTTGCAGATCCTTCCAAATCAATACGTCTATTCCCTGCACGTTGAGTTAGTCCAAATAAATTTTTAACTAAGCCACGTACTTTGTCTGCTGTTGGATTGAATGGTGTTGCTTTTGTGGCATCTTCAATAGCATCTTTTAAGAATGTTTCGTCCTCGTCAAACTCAAAGTTTATAACTGGACAATACATTAATTTTTCGTATTCAACATTAAACGTTATTTCCTGCGATACTCCAGCACCTGCGTAATCTAATGGCGTAAATGTTACATCTGTTAATATTGGATTTACTGCTGTTGTTCTTGTTACAGTTTGTCCATGCAGTTGGTAAACGTGTATATTGTTTATAAACTGAGAGTATACTTTATTTTGTATATCTATGCCGTCTAGTTGACTTCTATGTTCATTTTCATTTAGCATTCCTTGGCCGTTATGTAAAACAGAATTAAAATCAGATACATCAACTGTACCTGGTTTTTGACTGTGCCTACCGTCTGTAAAATGATGATTGTAATACACTTGCCATAGTCTAAGCCAAGTACTAGATATGTCGTCATGTACTGTAAATGAAAAAGGTTTGAATTCCTTTGAAACAATTACTGGTACATTTTTATTATATTTTGGACGTTTTTCAACTGCTATTGACATGCTAGGCATATCAATTGTTTTCATCATTTGAGCATAGTCAAATGGTCCACTACTTGGTAATAATGTTCCTAAGATATTTGGATTAATATCAAAGTGTACTACATATTGAAATGGTAATCTGGGTGGTGTGCCGGAACTGAAACTACCAAGTTTACTACTTGCGTGTCTAGGTCCGGCTACATATATACCGTTCTTTATCTGTCCGCCGATTAACTCCTTCCAGAATTTTGCCATTGGTTAAACCCTATAGGCCTAATTATACTCCAGTGCCAGGGGAAGCCGGTAATGGTGATACTAATGGGAATGGATCACCTGCGGCTACTTTACCACCGAGTGTATTAGGTCCAGCCACATGTACCGCGTTGTCATATCTGACGTTTAAGTCAAGTTGTACAATTTCGCTGGCATCATAGGCATGGTCGCTATAGTTAACCTGTTGTAGCATACATCCTTCTAGTTCCCATTGCTCTGTTGGCTCAGCATTTGTACCATCTAACACTTGAATAAGCATGTCGAACTTGTAGTCTCCACCACTAACTGCGGTAGTTTGTTCGAAATGGTTAAATTGTCTTTGGATTTGCTGACCGACTAAAGCGGAAACTTGGTTAGTAATATCATCCCTTAAACTGAGATTAATCGCTTCCCATTGGTGTTTACCTGCTATATAGGCTCTTGAGTTATAACTGTGAACTTCGACTTCATCAACATTAAATGTTGGTCTAGTTACACTCACAATATTACTTGTGAACTCATCGGTTCTACCACCTGCTCCAAATCCAGTTACGAGTACACGGAATCTGTATTTGAGTTTAGGTTGTAAAATACCTAATCGAGCACCTTCAATAGGTACACCAAATTTATCTTTTGTTACTGCCATCTTTCGATCTCCTAATCACATGTTATACATGCTATTGCATTTATTTATCTCTTTTCGGCCAAAAATAAAGGGTGGAAAAATCCACCCTTCATAATAGTTAGAATAATCTTATTCTGAGCCTGTTTGACCAAGAGTTGACTGAATTCTAATCGGAACATATATAAATTCAACTGCTTTAGTTGGTTGAATTGCTATATCCAAGTATAATTCGTTCTTATCGATCCTTGCAGGTGTGTTATTTGTTGTATCACAAACACTAATAAAGTCAAATAGACCTCTTAATGTAACTAGTTCTGACAATAGTTGGTCAGCAACTCGTTTAACACTCGATCTTGTTATACCATCATTTGGTTCAAACAAGAAAGGCTTAACTGCGATATCTAATTGATATCTAATATAGTTCACAAGCCTTGCGACATTGATTCTATCTAATGCACTTGCAGTTGGGTTAAGAGTTTTCTGTCCAAATACAACTAAGCCTCTTCCTGGGAAGTTTGCTATAGGATTCACTTTATTGGAATAAAGTGTATCTCTTTGTCCATTGTTCAAGGAAACAGGAGTAAACTCACCGCTTGTACTTGATACAAATCCAACACTAGTTGCGTTTTGTACGATACCTCTTTGGTACCCTGCTGGTGCAAACCATTGATATGCCACATTGTCATTAAATGCAAATGTTCTTAATGCAATATGTGAAGCCGGCACAGCGACAGTAGTACCATCTAAGTTTGTTGTTAAACCTGATGGATAATGTACTGACACATATGGTGAACTTGAAACAAGTCCGTCTTCGCCGTTTTCAGTTGCGTTATTGGCATTGGTTGCCCAGTTTTTCATGCTAGTTGCATCTGACTGCAATCTCATTGGAGTATCACCAACAATAAATGCGACTTCTTTCTTATCTGTGTTAAGAGTAATCATCTCATCTATTAGTTCTGGATATCCCGGTGAAGAAATCAAGTTATAAAAATTAACTTCACTTCTAATTTCGCTATTATTTGCTAATGCGGCCTGCATTGACTGTACAATAACTTTTCTTTGTGCTTTTCTACACATGTAAGGTGAACCGTCTGACTTATTGCCTGACTCACTTACCCATACGTTAGTTAGAGCACTTGCTCCACCGTAATCATATGATGTGTAGTATTTCTTAACGTTCTTACCACTGGCTCTAAAGTTCCATGCTAAAATACCAAACGGTACTGTTGCAGGTAATATTGCATCTGCGTCAACAGTTGCTGAACCATATGATGATAAGTCTAAGAATTGAATACCGTCTGCAGACACTTGGTCTGTATTATCAACTAGTACCCATGCACTTGTTTTTCTTTTATAGACTAATGGATAGTTTTCTAATGCGTCTGAATCAACCCAAACATCGCCATCTACTAAAGAACCACCGTCACTTTGTGTTGTTGGTTCACTAGCGGCTACGTTTACGTCGTAATCTGCTGTATATTTTGTCCATGTAGCAGTTCCGCCAATATTTTTGTTATACCAAATGTCAACGTTTGCACTACTGTCATACCATAGTTTACCTGTTGCCAAGTCTCCTGCTGGTGCAGTTGTACCAAACTCGTAGTCTTTACCACTAATTTTAGCAACTGTTCCTGATACGTTTGCAACTTCAAAGTTACTGTAGTTTCCTACTGCTATTTTAATTGCCGCATTTGTATCAAATACTGATCCACCAACATTACCGTTAAAGACATCAATGTCTTTACCATCGCTTGATGTAAGTGTGATTTTTCCAGCAACGTTAGATGCTGTTACAGTTGTTATTGAAGCAGATGCTAGTCCGTCATTGATATCTTGTACAATATCATCAGCACTACATTTGCCATCACCACTTGTATCAGTACCAAATTTAATATCAATATTAGTTGAACTGTTATTGATGTTTAGTCTAATACCGTAGTCTGAACCGCCTGTTTGCTTAACTACTGATGTATCTGTAATTGCTACTGAACTTTGTACTACTAAACTTGTTTGACCATTATGTCGTCTTAATGCAAATCTACCGTGTACGTCTGCATCAATTTTGTTACCTGAATCATATTCTACAAAGAATGTACCAACACTTGGTGTTGCTCCAATACTTGTACTTGCGTAAGCACTTGCAGAGTTTAAATATCCTTCTGCTGTTGTGCTAACAAATGATGCTGTTGATGAGTTGTATACTTTAAGTCCGTATTTTAGACCGCTTGCCGCAGATGTTGTTTGAACAATTAGGTCACTATTTGCAAGTGCGCCACTGTCCTTCTGTGCTGTTGGTCTATTTAAATGTGTTGTAAACTGACAATCCACGCCAGTTGTGCCTTCAAATGCTGATGCATCTGTGAATTCTGTCCATACTGAAGATGCTTTTTTGTAGTAAACAATTTCTGCTTTTGCTTTTCCAGTTGAGTCTATTCCTAAGACACCAACATCTCCATTTTTTCCTACTGATGGTTTTGGAAGACCACCTGCAGTAATTTCATCTTTTGCAAATACTTTGACGTCTGTGACTTCTTCGTACTTGGCAGTTGATGTGTTATATTCAAAGATACCCCACTTTGTTGCACTTGAATCTACCCATATGGTAGCATCTGCTGGATCGGCCGATGGTGCGTTTGTTAATGGTTTTAATTCGTCTAGGTCTACGTTTGCTCTAAGAACGTATGCTCTTGAAGCCAAACCTAAGAAACTATGTGCGGCTAATAAGCCGTATTCGTTTAATTCGTAACCATGTTGTGGAGTTCCGCCCGTGCTGTAGAATTTTGGATTTCCGTATTGCTGTAACAATTCTCTCTGACTTGTGATTAAGTAAAGTTGATTATCCGTTGCCGTTTTGGAGTAAGGTGCTAGACCTGAACCATCGGGATTGGATTTATTCTTTGCTGTTGCGATCACAATCAAAGGTACTGTTCCAGGACCTCCGGGCGAATAAAACGATTCGTCCGATACTGAAATGTCTACACCAGGTGATACTAATGTTGCCATATTTTTCTCCTATTATACCTTAATTGGTTACTTGTATTTATTAAAAAATGCAATATTTGGGGTATTATAAAAGTAGCAATTCGGCCAAAAAAATAAAAAAAGATAAATAAGGTCTTAAATTACTTCTATGTTGTTTTCCATGAATATTTGTGGTTTTTGTGGAAGTTTGTCTAGCACATCATCTATTTGAGCAAATAAATCTTCTTTTGTACTATTATTTTTTACTGTAAAATCAATCTCGCAACCAATCCAGTCCCATTCGCTTGAATGAATTTGTTTAAAATCTCTTGTCATTATGTGTTTTGCAACTGCATCGCCTTGATTGGCCTTTAGTGCAATGTCATACCATTCTGGTTTTTCGTCTCTTTCTACAAGTATTACTGTACCTTTGATTGCTCTAATTAAATTTACTTCATTTTGAAATCTGCAATCACTGATAACAACACATTCATTTTGACTATGTAGTTTTCTTACTCTGTATTCTAAACTGCTTATCCAAATGTTTTGATCGAAATGATTACGCATAACATCTGTACCAACTAACTGCAATGCTAGTCTAGGTGTAAAGTTAGGTATGTTTAGTTTCTTGCTCCAAAAGATATCTACAGTTTCTCTAAAGTCTCTGCTTTCGTCTGTTTCGCCTTCTAGTAAAGTTCTGTCCCAGCCAAATACATTTGAGCATAAATCTTTTAATGGGCCTGCGAATGATGTAGGAATACAGCCTTTAGTTGCTAAGTACTGGGCCACGGTATTTTTCCCCGAGCCTATATTTCCTAATAATCCTATTGTATTCATTTATCCTATAACAAAACCATAATTCTTATTACCTTCTTCCATATTAATTATGGATAATAGTAATCTTTCCTTTTCAGTCATGGCCTCTTGCTTTAAAGCATCGCCATTTAATTGTACTGAACCTTGTGGTCCTGGCAAGCCTGAAACATACTTACTTCTTGCTTCACCTAGCATCATTTTTGCTTCTGCTAATGACCAATCTGCCATCCACGGTCTGGAAAATTCGTTTTCTAACAAGTTATGTTCTGGAACTAAATTAGAAACTTGAATCATGATATCTTCTGTTACAGAAATTTTTCTTAATATTTTAAGTACTTTGGTATTAGTGTTAAAAGTAAAATCATAATCACCACCAAATATTCTATTAAGTGTTTCTTTGTATTGAGTAAATGCATCATAGTTAGCAAGACCGCCAACAACACCTGCATTTATAAGATAAGTGTTTTGAAAAGCAACATCAAATGGATCAAAGTTTGTACCTGTTCCAATATTTCCACCACCTACACCTCTACGATAGACTCTTCGTATATTAAGTACTTCACCTGGTAATGTATATTCTTGTACATCTGGTTCAGTCATTAAAAACGCATAACTTTCCTCAACAGCAGAATCACTTCTACTTCTAAGAGTCTGTATTGCTCTGTCTATTGCTAGATTATAGTGTTCGGGATCTAATTCTACATCAATCATTCCGTCACCTAGACGTAATTTGATCTCTGTAATTAGTTTATCTCTGGGGGTCTCTGTTGCACTCATACAACTATTTATCAAAAAGTCTTAAGTATAATAGTATGCTCGTTGAATCTACCGTTCATTTTAGTAGGTGTTGTAGTTAATGTATCAAAAGACTTTTTACACTTCTGTTTTCCTGCTTCAAACAATGGTAGCATTTCAGCAGGCTTTCTCAATGTTTTCTGTACACTTTCATTAGGATTAAATTCTGTGAGTGTTGTGCCTTTTACCATAATGCCTGTGCCTGGTCTGTCAAGTCCTTTAGGATCAACATCTTTTGCTTTGTAAACTCCAATCTTTCTAGTTTTAGTGTTGTACACCCAAACTTCGTTAGCATAAACTACGTCAGTTGCTGGCAAACTTGCTAGAGCAAACTGTGGTTCGTTTATTTGATACTTTAATTTCTTTACTATAGCCTCTTTAGACCGTGCTTTAGGCTTACGAGCCTTGCGTGTAGTCGCTTTTGTTTTAATAATGGTATCACAAGCACTATTAAT